CTACAAAACCCTTTTTACAAACACATAAGGAAATGCTGATAAACCTCGGGCATCAGTAGTTTTACCCATTCTCGGAGGTCCATTTATCCCATCGTTGGATGGTATTAAGGGGTTGCCCGTTCCAATGGAACTGCCTGGCATAACTGCACTTCCTCCATTTTGAATTCCTTGAATGACATGCCCCTGAAATCGATCCCTTCTCCTTAAACCGCCAACCCACTCACTATCCGAATCCATCACCGACACAAATCCTCTTCCTTGAACCGCAAAGTGACGGACCTGATTCGTAATTGTAGTTCCTGCGGTGATATCTGGCAATCTATGTTTGTAAAAACGAATCTTAACCCCGGAAAGCGATCCGCTGGAATTCGCAGCGGAACAAATAAAACTGATTGTTCTACTTCCGGAAGAAAGAGCTGAGATCGAAAGAGTCGCGCTTGCAGGAGCCGCACCAATTGCTTGTTGAAGCGTTCCAGTCATCCAATTCGTAAACGAACCGTGAACAAGGTTATCCTCAACAAGCGCATCGATCATTTTTTGACAAGCGGTTGTATTCGCAAAAGTCACCGTAAGAACGTTGCTCGAAATCGTGTAGCTGATCGCATCAAAGTCGGTTATGTTGGTTCCTAAAGGATCATAACGGAATGGTTTGTTCAACCAATACGAGACAAGATCGGGCATCGCTCCCGCTCCACTGGAATTGATCAACTGATCCGGGGAAGCCAAACAAAAGGCGGGAAAATCCGTAGAAGGAGTTCGAATATCATCCATCCAAAACATTTCACCAACGAATTTCTTTTCCTGTTTAAAAGTTACGTCGAGAAAGTTTTTAAAGAATAGATAAACTTGATTGATTCCCTTTACAAACTTCAAAGGGTTATTTGTATCTGGGTTTATCCCAGTCACGATATCCGCGTGGAGATCCGTAATAAGTCCGGTTTTCACAGAGGTTGCTAGTTTTGACTCAGTAATTTCACTGTCTTTGATTCGATTTCCTTTTAACCCTCTCCAAACTCTCAAATCTGATCCTAATGTAACCGCGCCGGAACCGTTTGTTGTAATCAATCGAAGTAGAATATCACCAGTTACGACAGAACCTTGGCGACAAATAAATTCGTAAGAATCGTCACGCCAAATGATCGGACCGTCGGAAGGCATATTCGAAGGACTATCATATTGAGTTTCTTGAAACTTATGACGAACAACGAGAGTAAAAGTTATGTTATTCGGAACTACGATGTTCGTGGTTGCTGGAACGCAAACTCTCTTTCCAAATTCATCATAGGCAATGAGTGTATCAGTGAGATCTACATGATTCGCTCCGGAGCCGACAACGATGGTTCCGCCGGAATCAATCCCCGCGCCAAACGCATCCATGTCACGTTTTATAATTGCATCCGATTTTGATTCTTGTTCGTGAATCCAATCTTCTGGGAAAACTCTTTTTCCCACTGTTGGAAAAGTAATACCTGCGAGTTTATCCATTTGTCACCTCGTCATAAGAAGGGAAAACGATTTGGATCGTTTCGATTTCGTCGTAAAGAACCGAAACATTCGTCTTAGTGTTGTTCTCAATTTGGGAAATCAGATCCTTTTTGATTCGTTTACAAGTTCCAGAAAACGATTCATATTTTGCGGCCTTCGTGGAAACGGTTTCCGCAAGTTCTGAAATATCTTCGTTGGAATCGGACTTTGCTTCACTTACAAGAGCTTTGAATTGAGCTTTGAGAGTGGTTTTTGCTTCGGTGGAAGCAATCAACCATACGTTTGCTTGTTCGCGTAACACCGGCCATGAAATTGGTTCATGTTTCGGATAACGTGAAAGAACGGTCTCCAAAGCATCATCAAATTTCGAATTGATTAAAGCGATCTTTTGAGTTTTATAATTTGAAATGGTGAGAAGCCCGGATTTCAAAAGTTCTAAAGTAGTTTTTGGAACGAGTTGATCATTTTCGATTTTCTTATCGGGGGAACATTGAATAAACCTCGATCGGCTTTTTCGGAAAGGGAAAATTCTTTAAGAATTCCTCCTTCAAATTTGAATCCTTCTGGAGGAAAAATTGTTCCGCGATGAATTCGCTTTTGTTTATCTTCAGATTTTTCACGATTGAATAACTCGACTTCAAGATTAATCGAGTCTAAACGTTCGACTGGAAATTCTTCCATCGAATCGATTGAGTAGACGAATACCTTTTCCATGATGCTCCTAAGAAGGAGCGATTAAGTAATATGGTGCGTTACGCACTCTTTATCTTTAATAGATTGCGAACTCGCGAATCTTATCGGATCTGCGAGATTGAAACTTTCCTGTAAGAGTTCCACCCATTACAAACGGATAAAATTCTCCTCTGTATTCCCAAAGCTCAGGAACGTTTCCACCTACATTGACCGCATCTACTGCTTTACACAAGCCGTTTCTATCAAATGAATCCTCCAATCCTGAAAAGATAAAACGATATCGAGTCAAAATGTATTTTCGAGGAAGCATTTTACAATTCACTCCGCTTCCCATTTTAAAACCTGTCTTTCCTTCTTCGGAAGTATAGAGTTTAACATAGGAAATTTCATCAACGGGAAGACCGGTCGCGTATTGGATTACTTGACGTTTCGTTGCGACAGTTGGAACCGATAACTTGAAAAGTTTTGCGAGAAGTAATCGAGTTTGGTAAGACTCATCTGATTCACCAGGACGTTTGTCTATACCGTAACGAACTCCCCACAAAGAGAGACCTAACGTGTCGGAAGTTTCGAGCCAAAATTGACGGTATAACCAATTCAGACGAGAAGCTCTATCATCTAAAATAGAAAGAATCGATTTTAATCCTCTATACCAAAGACTTGAGGTGCCCTGTTTTTTAATCAGAGATCTTAAATTCTTCCAGACATAGGAATCGAAATCAAAAGAGAATCGGTCAGACATAAACTGTTCCTAAAACTTGAAAGCTTGGTCCAGCACTTGCAAGAGACCCAGCCGGAACGTCAACGTTTCCAGGGAGATTAATATCGACATCAATACAATTTGGAAGAGCCTGATACAAGCTTTTGAGTTGAGTGTCAATAAAGTCCTGACCTTCTGTCAATGAAAGGAAAAATTCATCTTTTATCTGATCAAGAATATTTTGAGAAGGAATTTTATCTGCAGAAGAAAATTTTACTGTGACAATTTTATTGATTACCGTTTCATTAATATTATCAACTATAACGTGAGCAACTCCACCAGGATCGTTTTCTTCTGCATCGAAATGAGCTTTGATCTGATTCAGTTGAGAAGAAGACAAGGTTCCAACAGATCCTTGTAAAAGAATCTTAACCTCTCCATCGGTCCCTAAGAGTTTTGCACTTTTGAAAATTGCTCGTTTTACGAATGCAAAACTTTCAGCCTCGGAAAGATACCAAGCAGGTGTCCATTTAGAAGAAACTCCTTCCGCAGTTTTTAATCTTGCACGTACAGAAGTGATCGTTTCTCTAAACTGGCCTTGTTGAACTGGATCTGATTCTAAATTGATCACGTAATTGATCCCCTCTGGAGGACTCTCAATATTTGCAATAGAACCGGAAACAACATTTCCGATCGGACCGTCAACTGTGCATTGTGCGAAGGCTTCTACGGTAAACTTACCTTGTGCATCCGCTACAATTCCAGCCGGAAGTTTTACGGCGTCCTTGATGAAGAATCGAACACGTTGCGCTTCATTTCCGAGAGTGGTTAGAATGAGTGTTTGAGGAATATCTCTATCAATCATTGGTTGTGTTGAAGATCCTATACGAACCTTAATGATTGCGGGAAGTGAAGGCTTCCACTGCATTCCTCTACGAATCAAATGTTCGTGGAGATCTTGCTCTTCCGCTGTATGTGGATGAATTGCTTTTTGAATCGAAACTAAATCCGAATCAATGAAAAGAAAAACCGCGTTAGCAACAGCTCTTACAAGAGAGAAAGTTTTTGATAGAGGACTGAAAGCGTGATTTTTAAAAACACCAGAGGACTTAATCGTCTGAATATGATCGGAAAGAACTTGATCCTTCGTTACGTTTAGGTTCACGGCCCAACCCCAGGAAATGAATCTACAAATTGAATTGTAAAATCGGTGGCGTTTGCGTCTATCTGTACGCGAAAATCCGGAAAAGATTTTACAATTTGCCATTCGCCACATTGAGAAGGGGTATGAGTTACAGTTTGAACGCGAAGATCGGAAGCAGAACTTACAGATCGGACGCGAATGTCAGGCATGGAGGAAACGAATTGAATTCGTCCGAAAAGTTTTTTACCTTTGAACGTACAATCCGATACCGCACTTTCTGAATATGCGAAATTTGGAATCAAAAGCAGTATCAAAATTTTATACATCGTTTACCTCATTAAAAGTCTATTAACCGATTCTCCGGTCGTCAATCTAAAACTTACAACCAAATTATTCTCAGAATTTAGATCTACATTTAAGCTGGAAGTTTCAATAAAAGGATGTAAACAGAGAATTCTTTCCGCGTCTCGGAGTCTGGCCGCCTGATCTGCATATTCCGAAGAGTTCATAACAACTCTCTGTTTCGAAAAGATTTCCGGGAAATCAATATCGTCAGCGACTTGCATTTCGAACATTTCCCGAATTTCCGAAAGAACAATCCGTATGGAATCCGAGTCAATTTGAAAATCATCGTTTGCGGGATCTAATACCAAGTCTCCGAAGTGATCTGGATCATTTCTAAAATCAAACATATTAGGTTCCCGCCTTTGGTTTAAAAGTAACAGAAGGGCCGACCGGTGTGTCGGTATAATCGGTCAAGTGAGTTGACAGACCAACGGACGCCGGTGTTTGCGCGAAAGCAGTGATTTCTTGTTTTGCATCTATCTTACCCGAGGTTTTGAAATTTCCTTCTTGATCGATGTCGCCTTTGATTTTTAGTTTATTTACACCGAGATCGAGCGTAAGACCAGTTTCATCAATCGTAACTTTAATCAGATTTTTGTAATTTACGAAAGCCTTAAATTCTGAAAATTCAATCTCCACTTGATCGGCCACTTTCGTTTTTATGGAATCGATTTTTTCGAACGCGAAAGCCGTATATCTTTCCGACAGGTTTTCACGAGCTACAAGTAAACATTTGGATCCTACCATAGGAACAACCGGCTCTGTCCAAGTGACATCGGAAATAAAATCATCTTTGATTTTTACTTTCAAGGTTTTCATGGTCTTGTTTACAGATTCGACCGTTCCGGATTTTGGAAAAAACATTGGGAAGCCGATTTTCCAGGCGCGAACGATTGCAGAGATTATTGTTTTGTCTTCCGTCATGGCTGTGGACCTATATAGTCGTTTCGGAATTTACTTTCGTTCTTAGCCGGTTTTGCAGATTCATTTTTTGGAGGTTCATAAAAAAAGCCGGGATAAATTTCTTGTTTATATCCGTTTATGTTAAAGGTTTTAATCACTCTATTTACAAAGGTTTTTGCAGAGCGGGAAGAATCTTCCGGATCCTGAATGTCAATGACTTGAGAATGAGTTACGGAAGGATAGCCGAATGTAAGAAATTTTCCGTTAAAACCAGACCCGCAGTGTTCCAAAAATAATTCTTGTGCTCTTTTCGTGGCCCCACCGCTATCCAGTCCATCGACTTCAAAATATAACGACTCTCCGTTTCCATAACTTCCTTGGTAAGTAGTGCCGGTCTTTGGATCCTCTCCACGAACAATAACTTTGATTTCTTTCTTCTCTCTTGGAGTAAGTTCTTCTTGAATAATGTTTTGACCAAAACGAAAAATTGGAAACGATCCGGAAGGATTTGTGGAACCTGATCCAGATTGTTTCTGACTTTTGACCACCTTCTTGTCCTTTGATTTTGAAAAAAGATTTGGATGAACGAATGCCTTCTGTATGATCAATTTCCAGTCATGAAAAAACACATCAACTCCACATGTCTTTTTTAATTCTGAAAGCGCATATCGAGCGGATTTATTTGCACAATTGATACTTACAATATTCTTAATGTCTGGATCTCTAACTAAAATTGTTATATCGGATTTAATTTGAGGATGGATACAATCATTCAAAAATGATAATAAAGATTCGTTGTGATAATTCTTTGTCATCTTTTTTCTTTGGCAAAAGAAAAACGGATCCACACATTTAAGTTCCAGTGGAACTGTCGGACTTACCTCTAAGACATACCCGTTAAACTCAGAAATCAATCCGTATTGAGTATATCCTGCTTTCCAAGTTACTTTCGAATATTTCCGAATCGTATCTTTTTTTAGATTCTTGTATTTGGGTAGCTTTATGGTTAAAATATCGGTTGGTATTTCACGAGAAGATTCTAAAATGACTTCGGTCACGGGAAATTTTATCCCTCCAATATTCAGTTCTTGATCTAAGACAAACACTAAGATAACCTTTTTCTTGCATTCAAAAGATCGTTTTTGGAAACCAACGCAGAAATGAACAGATTCATTCCAGTTTTTTCGTACGGCTGGATATTATCGTTATCTTGTCTGATTCTTCCGGAAAAATGTTCGGTGCCATAATAAAGAAGACTCAAAGATTCGTAGGTATCACCGGATTCAATTGTATGAAAAACATCTTCCGTTCTTGGATCTGGAATCTCAATTTGAATTCCAGCTTCCAAATTTCTCCAGTCAAGAATGTGTGGATTGTTATCTAAGATTAGCTTCCATAACTCCCAGTTCCCAAAAAAGCGAGAAGATAATCTTTGTAATGTATCACTGGATTTTAATATGTAGAATGAACTCATAACGTGGACTCCACGATTGAACTTTTTGCATCCAAAGACGCAAGATCCAAATCAAAATTTTCATCGGAAACGAATACAATCGTAATCGGTTGATTGTATTGAATTGGTGAGTTTGGAATTTGGAATGATTTACAAACTACATTCTTAATACCGTACGCTTTTAACATCGCGTGTGTGACAGACAACGTTTCTTTACTTTCCCAAATATCTCTGAGTTCCTTCATCTTCTGGATCATTGTTTTAACAAAAGGATTTGAGGGAGCGGCAAGAAGACCAGCACCGTAAACAGCAGCAAGAACTGTAAACTCAACCGTTATATTCCAGTCGTCATATCCAGTAAGTTCCTTTATCGTTCCTTTCTTACCAGGAATGGGCGTGAACTGGATTCGTTTTTCTTGTCTGCAAGTAATCTTAGTTGCAGACGGAAATTCGTAATCGTTGATAAGAAGCCGATCCGTATCCCCAGTAATGATCTCTGGAGGAATATAACCAGCCGGTGCAATGGGTGGTGTAATTCCTCCGATCATGCTGGAACCTCTTCATATCGATCGAGTTCATCAAAGAGAGCATCCGCTAAAATCTCTCCGATTTGACGTTTGTTTTCTCTACCATTGCCGTTCATAACCAATTGACCAATCAGGCTACCTATATTGATTGAAGAGCCTTTCTTTCCGGAAAGTATACCTTCATCTTCTTCTGATTCTTTGAGTCTACGGATAATTCCTTTTTCGGGTAACATAGCATCATTGAATCTTTGCATCACCGGTTTTAATCGTGGAGTTTCGGTTTCGATACCGGATGTCAAAGTCGAAACGAATGATCTTCCGAACATACTTGTTTTCGATAACGGCCCTTCCTTTGCGTCCGACTGATTGACTGTTGGAACCACTCCACGAGTAAATAAATCAATCGCCCCTTTCTTTAGGTTGGAAACACCCGAAAGCATTCCATCTTTCATTGTCTCAACAAATTTGAGCCCATAGTTTTTGGCAGTCTCAACTTTCTGATCAAAAGTGCTTGCAACATCATTCATTGTGATTCCAAGAACATTCTTTCTTTGTTTCATCCCCAGGGCAAACGTATCCACAAACGCAGCTCCATTTCCGGTTAAATTCGACAGCGGCCCTTCATCGGCGTTCGAGTGTGGTAAAAAACGAGCAATCACACTCATTACAGTATTCACTGTCGTTTTCAAATCGCTGATCGAATCCATGATTCCTAATCCGAATGCGTTAAAGAGGCTTGAGCCGGATTCTTTCATTCGATTACGGATGTTCCCTATAACATTGCTGATTGCGGACCAGATTAAACTTCCAAGACCAAGGAACGGATTCACAAACGCTAATATTAGAGCTTCTTTAACTCCATACGGAAGTGAGTTAAAAACATCTAAGATTTGAGACGTAAATCCGATTACGAAATTCTTAAGTGTATCCCAGTGAGAAATGATCAAAGCCGGAACAGCTATCATCCAAGTTACGGGTAACGTAAGTAAAGCGAGACCATAGGCAAGACCTTTGAACCAAGAAGGAGAATCAGCCCAAATTGATTTGATCTTTGCGCCTCCGGAAACAATTCCGTCCCACACGGTTGTTAAGAAGCCCACTATAGAATTCCAATTCTCGTGAATCATTAAGGGAATTCCGATGAAGGGAAGAAACCAGGTAATCAAGAGTTTAACGAATCCGCCGAGTCCGGCCCAGGTTTCGGTTATCCAAGTCCATGCGGAAACAGCCGCTGTTTTGATTTCGTCCCAATAGGTTATCAGTAGAGCGATTCCCGCGATCGCAGCCACGACACCGATCACAATCCATCCAAGTGGATTCGAAACAAGCCCGAGATTCATTGCAACGGAGAACGCTGTCCAGGCTCCTTTCAAGAGGAGAAACGCGCCGGCTCCAAGAGAAGCGGCTGTTGTTAGCATTAGAAAAGTTCCCGCAAATTCGGCAATCTTCGGATTCTCTTTTAGAAAATCGTTTACGATAGAAAGTCCATTCGCAAAAAGCGAAACGATTGTCTTGAGACCGGAATCTTCGATTCCTTTTCCAAGGATTTTTTGGAAATTCTCCCAACCCTCGCTGGCTCGTTTCATTTGTGTTGGAAGAGATTCGAGATTTGCCTGTTTAGCAACATCGAGAAAGTGATAGTCTTGATTCTTACTTAAGTCAACGATCGTTTTGATATCCTTTCCAAGCGCGTCGGTTTTTGGAAGAAGCGTATTGATAAATTGAACGGCCTCATCCGTACCAAAGGCTTTCTTGATTACGTCGGATTCTTTTAGATCCAAAGAATCTCCAAATTTCTTCTTTATCTCTCCCAAAAGGTCTGCTGTGTTTTTGAGTTTGCCGTCTGCTTGATAAGCGTTTAATCCGAGCTTTGAAAAACCTTCTCCGAGATTTGTGAGGAACGCGCGGAATGTAGTTCCCGCCGGACCCGGCTGCATTGAATTTAAGAGTGTTCCAAGCACCGCGCTTTGCTCCTCAAGAGAAATCTTTAACGACGCGGCTTTGGAGCCGATCGACTCCATCGCTTGCTGAATTGAATTCCCGTCAGCACGGTAAACGTTCGAAGCCCAGGCGATGTCATTTGCCAAATTCTTTCCGAACTGGACATTGTCCATATCGGAATACAAGTGTTTAAACTGATGATACGCCATCCCGAAGAGTTTTGAAAGTTCTCCGAAGTTTCCTTTTGTAGCGATTGTTGTATCGAGAATACTTTGAGTAAAACCAACAAGTTCGGTTCCGTTTAAATCGTTCACCGCCGATTTTATATCGTAGACACCTTCCAAAATATTATCTGTGCCTTCTCCCATCGCGGAAGACATGGAATATGCTGATTTGGTAATATTATCAACTTCTTTCGAAGTCAAACCAAGAGACTTTAGGTTTCCTTCCAGTTTAGAAGTCTCCATCCGAGCATTTACAAAACTCATAGTGAGAGATCCGACGGCCAATCCGGCTCCGAGAAGCGCGCCACCAACTTTCATGTTGTGGATCGCTCCTTCCATTTTCACCACTTCACCATGAGTTTCGCCAAGTTTTTTACGCATGGCGTCCCACTTGTCATTGATCTCATCGAGTTTGTTCGAAGCAAGGTCGCGTAGAGTAATCACTACACCAAGTTCAAAAATTGAGCTGTCCATGATCCTCTCCTTTTCTTATTCCCCATTAAACGCTTTTACAATTGCGCGGGCCATCATATTGATTTCAATTTCTCGAATCCATTCCAACTCTGCAGCCAGTTGGATTTCGTATTTTTCTCTTTCGTCGCCGTCTTCTGGATATTCAATTTTTCTACCGGGAAAGTAATACATATTAAGAATTTCAAGTATTCCATTCCCTTGACGAAGTTCACGAAGACGATCGTTTAGAGCTTTTTTGCCGTCACCTCTTTGGTGGTTGCTGTTAGCTCTATGAGTTTGTTACTAAGTGGGATGAAAATTCCTGGAGATTCTTGCGCCCAACTGTTTACGACCTCGAAACTTGGATAAAGACAACATTGCCCAACAAGTCTTTGGGCGACGTCGGTTTGTTTTTCCTTTCTGGCTTTTTCAAGTGCTTCATCTACTTGCGATTTGTTGGGAACACGACAGATGATTTTTCTTTCTTCACCTACATCAAGAAGATGGATCCCGCCCTTATCCAAAAACTGCTCTTTCATTTTTTCGATTATGTCTTTGTGATTCGAAAGGAAATCTTCGTCGATAGTGGCGTAAGGTTGAGGAAGTTTTTCAAACGCTTCTTTGAGCACGGGGATTGAGCTTACTAATGGGTTCATGTTATTTTCCTTATATTCTAAAATTTTGAAACGACTCAGTAGTTTTCTTTTTTGTTATGCGAATGTGATTACCGGAATCGAAAGGAGTGCAAGTTCCAAAGGAACCGCGATCGCACCCGAATTTCCTGATTTGATATCCGCGTTGTATTTTGTAATTTTAACGGCTGGTGCTATATATTTGAAATCGGGTCTTCCTTCTGCTTTCAAAACCGCTGTAAGTGGTGCCGGTGGAAGTTTTTCGATTAATCCACCGTAAGGAGCCGCGAGCAAAACCAAACGATCCAATTCTTCGAAATTGATCTCTGCACTCAGAGATCGTTTGTAATTTTTGGTGGTATATCCTACTATCTCACCGGATTTTCCGTAAGTGAGTTCGATCTCTACCGCGTGTTCGAATTTAAACGAAGAAAAATTCACCATGTCGTAACCGAACAGTTTAAATTCAAGGCCGGTGAAACTGTAATTTTCCTTAACTACTTCTAATGCCATTTTCTATCTCCTATTTTGGTGTTGCGAAAGAAGTTTCCCATTCGATCGCTTGGGTTCGGTTGCTTACAAACATTCTACATTTGGCTCTAAGAATTCGGTCCACGTTAAACGTCTTGTTGGGATCTAATACGATTTCGTGACCGGAAATTTCCTTTCTACCTGGGGCTTCCATCTCTGCGGCGATCTTGGAATCGATGTAGGTTTTTAAATATTCCAAACCGCCAGACCCGGAATCGACTTCCGTATCCATGTTTAAGAATTGAAGTGACTCGCGGTAAAGAATACGGTGCATCTTGTCCGCGCGCCTTCGTTCCGGAAGTTCTTTGAAGTCGGATGAGCTGGACGCTTTGATCTTATCTCTTGCGACGAAGATTCCCTCGTAGTCGTCATATTCTTTCAGGACCATAAGACCCATATCGTGAAGAAGATCCATGTAGTCTCTGTATCCTTCGTTCCAGTAACGGATTTCGGAGAAGGTCAAAGACCGCATATCCTTTACATAACCAATCGAAACGTTCACGGGAGCGGCCGCAATTTTTGCGGTTGCCATTGTTGCAAAGTTCCTCCATTCTCCCATCGTGTTACCGGCTGCTTTCACTGCAGAAAATCCACCAGCGGCATTAACCCCACCCGGAATGTAACGAGCTTCTCCAACAGAAATGATCACTCTTCCTTTTGGTGAAGCGAACGGATCAAACTCGTCTTGGATGTACTGGAAATACTCCGGGACGGTTTCCGAAGGATTCTTTCCTCTCGCTTCCAAAATGATAAACGAAGGGAGGTGATGTTCGGTTTCCATCTCTTCCAAAATCGCGTTGCACGACATAGCGAACGCTCTGGAAGCCGGACCGAGAACGTGAATCCAATAGGATCGATATTCTCGTTTCAAAGTTTCGATTGCAATGAGTCGGGATGCGGTGGATGCGGTTGGTCCGGAAATTGTAAACGTATACGTGTCACCTGCGACAAATGTGTTCGCCGGAGTGGAAGCATTTACGAAGGTCGCGGTCACTCCGACGTCAAGGGAAATCGGCGAACCAGATGCGGGAGTGACGAGAGGGGACGAAAAGTTTTCACCTCCGTCTACGGATTTTCGATATTCTGCGGTTCCGTGAGCTCCGGTTTTCGTGATTTTCAGAACGACGACACGATCGCCCGTTGGAACTCCTGCGATTGTCGGAAGAGCAGCCAGGCCTGTTCCAATTTTCGCTGGAGTTCCGACGCTTCCCGGAACGTCGTTTTGAGGACGAACGCAAAGAACCGGGACTGGTTTCTGACCTTTGGATTCGTCGAACTCTTCAAAGAATTGTTCGAGGGAATTAACGAGCTCGCCGTTTCCAAAAACGTCTCTCGCCTGCGGCGCGTTATTGATTATGTAGATACGATTTGCATCTCCGGTTTCTGCAGTTCCAACTTTGGAACCTACACGATCCGGTTTGACTTCGTTGAAGTTGATTCCACCGTCTTGATGATATGTGGAAACGTCGCCTGTTGCCATTCTTTCGCTCCTTTCTTGGAGCGAGTAAGTAGTAGTTTGGAGCGTTATGCGCTCTTTATTTCTTTTTCTGTTAGAACAGTATCTTTTGGTGTCCGCGCTTTTGCAAGTCCTTCATCGGAAAGTTTGATTTCTTTTGCAGGACTAAGAAGATGTTTTGGATCTGCGTCACTTGTTTTATCAAGAGGAGATCCATCCGTTTTCACACCTGCAAATTCTTGAAACGTCGCGATAAGATATTCTTCCGTCATGTCACTTTCCGGATCAAGACGCAAATGCTCTTTGAATCCTGTGGCAAGAGCCGTTCTTATATTATGTTTTTGAATAAACTCGTTTGTTTTCATAATTCCTCCGAGCTGACAATTTCTGTTGGCTCCTCTATTTCAAAAGTTCCCGAAGCCAACGTAGGAACTTGTTCCACTTCAAAAATTCCGTCTTTGAAAATGACCTCCAGGTAGATTTTATAGAGACTCGATTTCTCCGCTGGATCGGTAACGAGCGCAGTCTTTCCCGGTCGGATCTCCACTGTTGCACCTTGGAAAGTAGCATAACGTTCATGTTTTGCGATGTAGATCAGTGCTTGATCTACGATCCCGGAATCAAGTGGACTTCCAGTAAAATCGCCTTTTGAAAGAATATCCTGACTCACATCATCCAACCAGAAATTCAAAACGTATTTGTATTCCTGCTTGTAATGTTCTTTCAAAAACTGGAGATTTTTCACTCCATTGATCATCGTCGGTTCGAGTCGCTCTGTTCTTCTTCCGTTTCTTTCCGGTTGATTTGCGGTATGTTCTATCACACAAAACGGAATCAACTCTTGAAATTTATCAACCGTCGGATGAACTTCAAAGATTCTTTCGTTCGAAAAAAGCTGACGCGGATTTGTATCCGGTGGAATCGGATCGGTTTTTATAGATCTAATCAATTCCTTGAGATATTTGATATGTCCGCTTTTCACTGTTTCATGAGCTCCCGCATTCCGTTTTTGTAATTCTCCTTAAACTGTTCGTAACCTTCTTCGATAGAAGGACCAACAACCGAGCGCGCTTTTATCCCTCCAGCTTCGTAACCAAGTTCCTGCGCTCTCGCGTATTTCGCATTCGTTCCGACAACCGCCTCGTAATTTCCGAGGGTTGCAACTTCAAAACTTTTCCATAAATCTTCCGACTTACTCTTATCACCCTCGATTAAAAACCGGGGATCAAGTCCCTTCCTTTTTTTTCTTGCGATCGTTTCCGGATGTAACGCTTCGTATTGAGAAGCGTATTTCTGATCCCGATATCCCTTAGTGATAAGAACCTGCAAGAGATAAGCGTTTTTGATATTCGCTTTTCCAATGCAAGATTGAAGTTTGTTATTTGTGTTCTTAAACAAATTCTTCAAGCTATCGTTATACGAAACTCCGCTCATCTTAGAAAAACTTGATTTCCTTTTTCCGGGAGCTTAAGTCCAACCACAACGACGGAAAAGTTTCCACTTTGTTTCCCTGGTAAAAATTTCTCAATATTCCATGCGGCTTTCGCAATTTCTTCCGTTATCGGAATATCTTCCGCGATCGTTCCCCGAAAAATTCGACAGGTCTGATCCAGTTGATTCGATATGGATTCGATTTCATCGAAAAGAATTTCTGCAATTGCGTCGTATCCTTGTCTTTCGCCTCCAGTTCCCTTGGTTTCCGTCTGGGTATTGAAATCAAAATATCCTCGAACACTTTTCAATCGAGTCCAGTTTTCTTTTTTGAACGCGTTTAATTCGTCGTCGCCAACTGGTCCAACGGACTTTTTCAATATTAAGAAATCCGCATTTGTGTGTTTCACAAAAGATCTTCGTAAAATACTTTCAACGCTCATGCAAACCCCGTATCCGGTTCGGGATATCTTCCGAAGAGAGTAAAATAGGCACGGTTTCTAAATTGCGCGGCCTTATCTCCACGTTCCTCCGGAGTCAGTTTTCGCATTTTTCTACGTTCGCCGTTCTGACCTCCGACTTGGAAATCTTCCGGATCGACAACATCAAGAAGACCGAATTCTTCGATCACCTCCGCTTTCACTAAAAGGACTTCCGCTCTTCTTATCTCTCTTGGATAGGGAGCAGAAGGAACGGAATATCCCCAACCTTGAATCAACTTCAACGCGTTATCCGCAACCGATTCCAAAAACTCTTCAAACTCGGTTTTATCCGTTGTGAGCTTTACTGAATCGTTCATATCCAAATCGGAGGGTTTTACTCCGACGAGTGCTTTGAGATCGGGTAACGCGTTGATCATTTTCTTAGTTCTCCTTAGGGTCCGGTTTTTAAAGTTTTGATATGACTTGCGGCCTGAAAAAGTTTCACGAATCCAAACCAAAGGCTGATTGTAGATCGTTCGAACTGCTTGTTGATAATCTTGTCGGATTCGATGATCGAACTTTTCGCTTCTTCGTAGTAGGTAAGACAAGTCGATTTTTCAAAAGCGATCGCTGTATCTGCACCTGCGTTCGGGTGTAATCTCCAATTCAAACCAAAGAAGTTTTGAAATTCTCCACTTGCCACAAACTTCTCGGAAAGATTCAATGTTTGTAATTGGGGAAAATTATCCTGATCGGTAAGAATCTTATACATGAATTCTGGTGTTAGAACTAAGTAATCGAATTCGTGGCCTTCCGGTGCTTTGGCAAAAATAAGATCGATCAGATCTGCATACTTCCAGACTAATTCTTTAGTCTTAGAGTCGGGAGATTTGGAATCTGCATCGTTACCATTTTTCAAAACGGAAAGCCCTTCGTTTACTTGTTGTCTTCCAAAACTAAATCCAACTCTTTGAAAAAAAATCGAAACGAGATCGATTTGCATTCTACGAACTGCTTCATAGGAGAATAGAATTTCTCTTCCTACTTTTTGCATCGATACGGATTTACCTTTGGTTTTGATCGTTGCTGTCGGAAGTGCGCTGCCTTCTGTTATTTTAGCAAGGCTCACGTCCTCTTTTGCAAAATCCATTCCGATGATCTCGATCGCTTTGGAAGGAATCTTTTGACTTGTGGCCCGTAAGTCGTCGAGTCGCAAAGTTCGTTTACCTTGATTCATTCCCAGATAAATGTTTCGATCGATCCAAGCGGGAAAAAGGACCGGAGAATTCGTAGTCTTAAAAAAATCTTCGACCAAAGTTGCAGAACTGAAAGGATTGATGTCGTGAGCAAGAAGTTGACGATCCAACGCGGACAATTTCGCCAAATCCCCTTTAAACTCTAAGCCGTCCTTTTCTTCCAACTTCTCTAAATATTCACCGAAAGAAAGATTTTGTTCTTTGGCGTCATCATACATTCCACTCTCAAGTTTGAAAGTTTTCAGGTCTTTTGAAGAAAACTCCAAATTCTGACCTGTGGTAAGAATTGGAGGTATCGCCATAGATATACCTTTCACTACGATTGAGAAATCGAATTGAAATAAGTTTTGTGTTTCGGAAAATAACTCTGTCCCCATAAAGAAGACAAAGAGTCCGATTAGAAAAATGAATATGTATTTTAGTTTCATCCCTTTATCCTTTTAGAAATTTTACGATCTTATTTGTCGTATCGACGCTCAATACGAGGTAGGATTTTCCAGAGGTATCCTTTTTTACCTTACCGTCTGCGTCGGCGACGAGTGTGTCTTGGCCGAAAGACGGAGCCGTTCCCGAATACGAACAGTTAAATACTCCGTCGAGTCTTACTAGACAAACATTTCCCTCGACAGACTCTAACGTTCCATCGAACTTACTTCCATTTGCGGTTTTAGAAACGGTCATTTCTCCCGTGATTGAAACAACCTTTCCGACATCTGCCTCGGTGATGTCCGAATAATTGAAAGATGCTAAAAGCGGCTCTTTTATACCGTCGGCTTTAACTACAATTTCGTCCTCGTTAGCCATGTTTAACCTACCTTGATTTTGAATTTCTTTTCTGGCTTTTCTTCAATGCTTAAGCCTTTTCCGGAAGCTCTTGTTTTTCCCCCCGATTCGTCTTCTCTTTCAGGGAAGATTTCTTCGAGTTTCGCCCCATACTGTTCAGCGAATGCCTTGGCCTGTTCGAGATCTGCATTTTCGATCATGGATACGATCGCAGAATTTTCTTTGCCTTTAGCAAATACGCCATAAAGGCGAAGGGCTTCGTTTCGTATAGCCTCAAGAAATTTCTTTGGCTCTTCTAAAAGCCTCTTTAGTTTCGCAACGTTCGTTTTGTGATCGAACCCCGCTGAGAATTTGTCGAGATCGGAGAGTCCCGCGTATAACCCGAGAGAAGTTTCCAACTGCGAAATTTTTGAACCCGCTTCTTTAAAAACGGCTTCTAAATTTGCGCTTGTCAGATCGATTTCATCGCCCTGTTTTTCCAGACCGAAAGGTTCTAACGCGACACCCAAGGACTCGAAAACTTTAAGTTTGATTTTCATGTTTTCCTCCTTTGGGTTTTCCTCCCCCGGATCGGACGAGGATTCTTCAAAATGATTCGATGGTATTGAGAATCGTTTAGCCTTGGGGTCTGCTCCCGCGTAAACGATGGACGTTTCTGGAACGGCCAAGATTTTTGTGATGATGAATCTTACGATATGCCCGTCAATTTCGCGTCCGAGATTGGAATAGAAATAATCCAAATCCGGATGAGATTTTTCGAATGTGAAACTAACCCCAGCGGAAGTTGAATCAAGAATCGGAGGTTCGGTTTCTAAACGACCGATGATCGAAGACCCGAATTCCCGAAAGATGCGATATGTTGCATCGATTCCTTCGTTTCCTTTTTCTGAGTTCCAAGTAGGATTCAGAACAACGCCGATGGCATTTTCAACATTCGTAATATGGTCTTTGAATATTTTTGTTTCGAAAAGTTTGATTGCGTCTTTTAAGATATTGTCTTTGGTGAAATCGATCCAATACCCTTCGATAAGGGTTTTAGACAACATCCGAAATTTGAATTCTGCATACGGTAAATCCTCAGATGAGGGATCGCCTCCATTTCCTAATCTTGCGCCAGAAGATAAAACAAGTCCAGACGCGCGAAGTATGACTTGGCCTTGTCCAGAGGTATGAAGTCGCACACCGCTTGACAACTCAGCCCAGCCGTTAGAATCGTATTGTAATTTTTCCTTTGCCATTGCTTCCATTCATGGAAGCGATTAAGTATCTTTTCGGCGGCTTTCCCGCTCTTTTTATTTGTAGTATAACTCTTTGGCGATTTCTCGCACATATTCGGGAATTTTATCCAAAGGATATTTTCCCGAAGAGATTTCCGAAGGAAAATATCTCCACGAACTTTCAGATAAATCCATTCCACCAAAAAGGTGACTCAGCGAAGAAAACTTTCGAACGAGATTCACATCGCAATCTTCGAATTTTCCATTCAACTCGTCGAGAATCTGGACAAGCATTTCTTGTTCCTCAACGCTTCCGTTATCTACGAATTCAATCAGTTTCAAAACTCTATCGCGCGTCATGCAACCTTCAAAAATGAATTCGTAAAACTCTCAGACTCAAGCTCGAAAAGATTTTCGATCTCGAAAGTTTCCGCATTTACCGGAACGAAAAATTTTCTTTTATCTTTTTGATCTTGAACGAATCCAAATTTGAAAGATTTTGTTTTCGTCTTTTTATCTTCCGTCGAATACGCATACAGTGTATTGAAATTCCTTAAAATATCAAGACCCTTGGATGCGTATGTGGCCTCTGTTTTTCCGAAACTTTCGGAATTTCCTTCCGTAACTCTTTTTTTCCAACTCGATTTTAATTTGTCTGAGTTCCAAACTGCGTTACCTTGCAACGACGCGATCTTATTTACAAATTCATCCGGCTCAAGTCCACTCAGACTTTTTTTCCTTGTTTCGATTCGATTTCTATCTCGCTTCAAAATCGTTTCTGGGTTTTCAAGTTTTCCATCCAGAGGAGTTTTTCCATTTCCTGTCATCCGATTGATAACCGATTTTACGAACATCACGAACGTCGTCCGACATAGAAAGTGAAAAGGAGGGCATTTGACTGCGACCGACTTCAAAATCTCAGACGAACTCATCGATGGGAAATCTCGGATCTCTTTTGCCGTTGGCGGACGATATTTGTTCCAGAAATTTTCATCAGTTGGAGTCGAAATAAATTCTTCAACGAAGTAATTCATTTCCGAAACTTGAAACTTTCGTCCGTTCAGTTCTCTACAGATCGGAGACGTTTTTGCGTCCATAATCGCGACGATTTCTACGTCCGTAATTCCAAGAGCGTGCATCCTCTGAACTCTTGAAAAATTTTGAGACGTATAGACTTTGTTCCGAAAGATATCTTCAATCCGTCCGGTGATGTCTTTGTTTTTTAAATCGACTCCGAGTTTCTCTTTTAGTGCCTTTAGAGCTTCTGCTTTTGTCTTTCTTCCTTCAAGTGCAGAACGAATCGATTCTTCAAAAATTTCTCTTTGCGAGTTAAAGAGTTTTCCGTAGTCAGCATTGTTTAATCGTCCGAAAAAATCGATCGCATCCTGATTGATAATTGGCGCGATATCTTTTACGCCAACTTCATACGCTTGTCCGAGTTCCCACGCTTCCCGAGAAAATTCCTCAACCTGATCCCGAGTTAATTCCGGAAATTCCGTTCCGAGTTCCTGAATGATTTTATCGGTGATGAGTTTAACGGCATCTTCCGAATCGAGATTGAATCGAATACCACTTAGAACTTTTTCAACTTGATCCCCGTAAGAATGAAAAATCTTCTTCAAACCACGTTGGACGATTTCTTCTAACTGTTTCTCTTCCTCCTCATTCCATTTTCCTAATGTTTGCGTCCGCGTATCGGAACAACATTGGTCAGAATGCTCTTTTTTTTTTGGAACTCTTCTTCAAGTTCCTCGTCATTTTCGTCGGATGATGTGAAATCGGGTTTTAAACCCCGATCCGATTCCATTTCATTGCGTTTAGAAGGGTGTTCATAGGTGTTCACGAGAGTTTTCCCCTCCTGAGATAGGGGGTCGATTCCAAGAACCCTTAAAAAGGCACCTAACGCGTTTTTAGAAAACCTCGTTCCTGCGGCCTTTTCGTAACCGTGTTGTTTCGCCAATTCATCGAGATCGATTACTCCCTCGTGATAGAGTGTGATTAATCGATCCGTATGGAGTTTGTCCGCTTCCTCATTTGTTTTACGCGCAAGCGCATCCTCTTCGGGGTTGAGAGAAACTCCCTTTTGCCAAGAGGCTTTGAGTCTTAAAAATCGGTATCCCTTCAATCGAAGGTGAAGGGTAAGTGTTTTTTCTAAAAATCGTTTCGTTGGATGGCGAAGATTTTCGCCCTTCATCAAAAACAACTTTGAAGTGATTTTTGCGTATGTTTCCGTTACTGCGGTGGGACGTCCGAGCATGAACATATCGATGTCCATTCCTGAGCAAAGTTGTTGCTCGATAATTTCCATTACGTCTTTCATTCCGGAAGATTTCTCGGAAGTGATGGAATGGTGATCGATTTTCGTTCCGTCGGAACCAACCAATAAACCGGATTCAATCGATTTCTCGATTTTTTTCGCGGACTTTTTTAAATGCTCTTCTTGTAAATTTGAAATGTTTTTCAAATCCGTTCCCGGCTCTGGTTTGAACTTTGAAAGTATTACAGAAAGAAATCCAAGGAGTCCCCATTTGCGAGTCGATTTTTCTAAGTTCTCCATTCCGCGACCTTGAGAAAACATAGATCGAATTGCGGCTATTGCGGGAGGGATTCCGTACGGATTGTCTTCTTCAGTTTCAAGAGCTTCGTAGGTATAGATCTCTTCGTTTAATTGCAAAGACGACCCGTTTCCTAATAATTGATGTGGAACGAATCGATACCGAACCAACCCGTTTTTTCCTTCTATCTTTTCTTTTCTGAATCTGATTTTAGAAACGGGAATGAGTTGTGCAGTCTCGATTGAATCCATTTCCATAGATGGCACCGCCTCAGCCGACAAAACTCCCATGATCGCGGTTTGACGAATCAATTTGTTTGTGATTCCGGGATGTGTATCGAACCAATTATCTATTTCAAGAAGTGCAGAATCTACCACACCTTGACTTGCACCTTCTAACTCCCATTTGAATCCTGTATTCATAAGAAAAATCGTTCGTTTCAAATTCTGATTGAAGTCAGGATTTATTAGTGCCAGTTTCGAAAGACTCGGAATCATTTCCAAAGGATAGTCCGGATTCACGTCGGCCATGAAATCTATTATTTCCGATTTCATATTAGAAAATGATTTTGGAATATCTGGAGAAATGGCAAAACTCGTTTCTTTACTCCGAAAAATATCTACAAAAGAATCAACTTGCTTAGAAATTCGTTCCGAAAATTTCATGGAGCCCCCAACTCGAAAGCAAGACGAAGAGAGTTTAAGGCCATACCAAAGTGATTTGGAACCTTTTTTTTAAAGGAATATTTTGGTTTTCCGTTTTCATCTTCTCCACGTTCTTTAATTAACATTTTCAAATGTAAATCTAACTCTTCGGCAAGTTCCAGGTCATAATCAGAAAGACGTGATTTATCCGGAAAAAGAAATTTCCCGTTTTTAATTGCATCCACAGTATCTTGAAGAGTTTCGTCTCGGTTTACGTTTACGACTTCAATTCCTTCCGATTTATCTTCTGAGACAATCGATTCATCGGTAGTTGAAAATCGTTTTGAAAAATATTGAATTCTAATAAAACCGTTGTATCTCTTTGCGGTTTTTACCGACCAGCTTTTGTTCGGCAAGGCATCAACGATTCCACTATATACCTTGAATTTTTCAATCGCTCGATTGATTTCCGATTCATTGAGAACTGAAAATTTTGCCGGATATAATTTTATTCGATTATCCGATGTGTGTTCCCCGAAAAGCATGTGAACCGTGTCGCCTTGATCTGCGCCCATGTAAGTAAACGAATCTACTCCTTCGGGAATTCCGTGATCACCTCGCATCGAATCAAGTAAACTTTGAGTTACCGGTTTTTCGTCATCAGTTGAATACGGCCAGCCCAAAACAGAAATGTAATAATTCTTCTTCTTGATGGAAGTAGTCGCTTCTTTCCAACGGTTGTAATGTTGTTCCGGTGTTTTGACTGTATTGAAGAATTGAGAAACCTGAACACCGGTATTATGATGCTTCTGTATAGCAGGAACATACGTTCCTTTTTGTGGATTCAACGCTGCTCCACATTTACACGCAAAAACAACCTTCGCCGTCTTTCCGGTTTTAATGCCAAAGATTGATCCAGGTTCGTCGATAAAACGTTGAATCAAATTGTTCCATTTGTTACAAGCCTCACATTTTATGAGCCACCAACATTGGTCTGTGTTTTGCCATTCGGCATGAATCCCAAAATCTTCAAACGAAGGTTGAGAAATAATTCGGCTTAATGCTAACTTGGAGTGATCCAAACGGTCGTTTGCGAATTCTGCATGTTCTTGATTATGCTCGTCAAATTCATCGAGATAATTCAAATCCGAGTCGAAAGTCTTTACTTGTTTTAACGTTTCTGTTGCACGAAAGGCCATCGTCGTATCAAGATACTTTAGAAGATGCACGTTCTTTATAGAATTCGTTTGATCTACATTCTTCTTGATATGAGGCGAATAGTTTATCATTTCCTCAATGCGATCCTGAACGAAGATTTTCATATTTCCACCATCCGGGAAATACCAACCAAGTTTTAGAGAACCCATTTCGGCTCTCCAAAATGATTCCGCAATCAGTAACGTTGACATTGCAACCTGTCCGCCTTTCAGACCGATAAATTGCTTTGCCTTTTCGAGCTTCATCGCTATTTCTTTTAGGTATGCGTGACCACTAAAAGAATATCGTTGAACTCCCGTTGAACTACGAACATATATTTTCGTAAGAAGATATTCGACAAAAGAATCATTGGCGAATTTACGATCGCCTAAATCCATGATCTCTTGAATAAACTCTTGATATTTTGCGTTCGAACTCATTGCGGTATATCAATCTCTTTTGGCTCTTCGATAATAATTGCGTCTACGTCTTTTACGTTGCTATACTTTGCAAACCACTTATAAAGATTCTGTTGGTGTAAGCCCCATTCTTTCTTGAGAGCTTTTTTTGTTTCAGTCCCAGACATAAAGAGAGTAAAGAGGGTAAGAGCGATTTCTCGGATATTCAAGGAACCGTCATCGCGCTCTTCATGAGAAATCTGATCCTTTGCATACAAACGCCAGAGGCTAAGTAGATTTGTCGGATCTTTTGCTTGTAAGATCATCTTTCCCGTTTGATCGATTACTGAGTTGAAAATTGCGTCCATGATCATTGCGTTATTCGCTTTAATTTTGGACCTCATATCAGTTATCTGATCTTGAGCTTTGATGTTTATTACGTTATTTGTTTCCTCACGATAATCATCCCAGGTTTTATTAAACTCATCTTTTTCTTTCGCCCATCTTCGAATAGTATTAGCTGAAATTTTTGGAAAATCGGTCTTTAAAATCTCTTCGATTTGCTCTGGATTTTTACCTCCGATATATAGAATTCGGGCACGGAGTCTAGCCTTTCCCTCATACGCCACTATCTTTTCACATCCTCCAAATACAAAATCGTCGGAACTCCTATTGTAAATAGATCGTCTAAGTCGTAGTGTTTTTGATGACCGTTTGGATCTCTATAACTCGGACCGATTCCATATGGATCGGATACTTCGAGTAATTTTTTACCGTTATCAAGCTCTAAGATTCCGAGTCCGCGAATGATGTGCCCGCTTTTCGTAAGTTTGGTTCCGAGTCCACAAGGATAATGTCCGTTTTTAAAGTAGTTGCAAAGTTCGTCTTTGTTTCCGTTTTTTTTCACAATGCGTAACTCAATTTTATTTGCACGCATCAGTTCGTTAAAATGTTCAGCGTGATCCGCCGAATCATAAACGTTCCGTTTGTGTTTCTTAATCCAATTTTCAAGAAGCGCGTAGTAGTTATACGTCGTAAGGCTTGTGAAATCAGAAATGTTTTTTAGCATTCCAACGAATACGATCATGTCCTGAAATACGTTGCCCATACACTGCTGGTAGTCGCGCAATTTAAAAAAGGGAGTAATTTGGTCCCCTCGTTGAGGGTTCCAAGGTGCTACTGGATAGGAACAATAAACTTTCATGGCATCCCAAACAAATTACGAAACTTATATATCATTACACCAACAAGCCCAATGACTGCAAAAATCCCTACGACTATCATCGAATTCCTAAGTCCCTTCCACTTATTTGCTAACTCTTTGAGTTTTGAATTCTCCTCTCTAAGTTCTTTTAACTCCTCGTTTTGTTCGCTGCAAACTTCCAAAGCTTTTTGAATATTCCGTTTTTCTTTCGAAGGTGGGAGAGTTTCTACATCTACTTTTGCCGATTCATAGATCGCCTCATTTCCCGTTTTTTGTAAACCGATGCAGGCGCAAATACAGAGTAGAGCCAAACAGATCAGTCTCATAGCTGGCTACTCCCAACTGATTCGTTCTGTTTGGGATCGTTTAACACTCTCGATAAAATCACTGGACCTTTTGTCTTTGAAAGATTTTCGTTGATTCGCTTTCCTAAATAGAAACTTCCAGCTACGGAATAAAATACGATCAACCACTGAATCAGATCCATGTGAAGCGATCTCAAAGAATCCGGCGATATGATTGAAAGAACAGAAAGTGCAATTAGATAAGAGATCGTTAATATAAAAACGATCCAAGTTCGGAGCGTTGTATCGGAACGTTTACCAGTCCTGTCATCAGTATATAATAATTTCATTCCGATTTTCTCCGATAGGAATTCAAACGGATCAAATCCTTAACGTCCGATTTAATCTCAGACAAATCTTTAGAGATTGACGTCATCTCTGTTTCTATCTTTACGATTCGAATCTCGTGATCCTTATACATCGTATTATATTGTACGAGTGCAGAGACCACGAATCCAAGGATGACCAGAACGTCTTTAATCCCGAGTTTGATTTGATTATTAGGTTTATTCTCCATTCATCCCTACAAAAAATTCCCGCCATGTGGCGGGTTAGTTACTACTTAATCGCTACCGATTGTGTGGAAAGAATAGCATGACTCGGACCAATTCGGAAGGTTCTTAAAAATCCTTCCAGAACGTCCTGGCCTCTGTTTTTTTGTAAGAGGTTATACTTGAGAAAAGAAAGGAAGGGTTAATAGATTTGTTTTGTAGTTTTCAGAGTTTGGGATACGCGATCAAGATCGGAGATCAAGAATCTTCTCGTTCTTGGTCCCCACTCAATAAACGGAATTTCATGATCGATAACGTGTCGATTGAAGGAGCGAATCGAAAGATTTAGATAGACCGCCGCTTCTTTGGAAGTAAGCGACTTTCGTTTGTCTCTGGGGATAAGTATTTCTTGAGCTTCTACGAGATCCGAACCGCCTTCGGTTAGCGACGGTTGGATTAATTTTAGAAGTGATCCATTATGAGTATGACCTTTGATCGACGACATGCCATCCGGTTGAAATGGCATATTAGAGTTTTGTCAAGTCTTTTTTTATTGGCAGTGTTCTTTCATTACATTATATGCTTCGGTAAAACCTAATTCCCCCGCTTTACTCAGATCACTACAACCAGAATCTTTATTTCCAAGAGCTATTTGGCTTAAACCTCTCAGTTGAAATGCTTTTGCATATTTGGGATTCAACTTTATAGCGATGTTTAAATCTTTAATCGCGCCCCGTGGATCATTGCAAAAAACTTTAACCCCTGATCGAGAAAAATAGGCTAAGGAACTTTTAGGATTTAACTCGATTGCCTTATTACAATACTGAATACCGTTTGTAGGATTATCTTCATTTGCATGAGAATAACAGGCACCTAAATAGAAATCGGAATTTTTTGGTTCTGCTTCAATGGCCTGTAAATAATAATCAATTGCCTTTTCTCTTTGCCTAAGAGAAATCATCAATAGACCAAGATTCGCAAATGCTTGTCCAAACTTTGGATTGATCTCTGTCGCTTTTAAATACAATTTTTCTGCATTTTCAAAATCCTCATTCATTTCCGCTATGTATGCTTTCGAAAAAAAACCGTAATCTGATTCAGGAGATATTTCTATAATCTTGTTTCTCAGTTTCTTTTTCTCTTCTTCGTTTAAAGTTTTCATAGATTGATCGAACAATTTTTTCGCCTCATTTCGATTTGTATCCGTGGCAAATACAGCAAACGAAACCAAAAGAATTAAAATAAATATTTTCATAATAAAATTCCTTTAAATTAACAAAAATGAAATCAATGATTGAGTCATTGGTAAGAAATCTAAAAAAAAGGAAAATCAAAAATCAATCCGTCGGATTACGAAGGTATATTGTGATGGTTCAGAAGATTAGTAACTTATTATACGATTTCGTGGCGGACTTACGCGCTGGAATTCCAACTGGGAAGCTCGTTGAAATTTATACAGAAAAAATCATTCAGGTATTTCGGGAAACATCCGATCAAAAACCATCTTAAATAGTTCCAGATCGGATTGATTCAAGTTCATTAATCGTTCTATTATTGGATACATACCCCAGCCTCTATCTGTTTCATGTAAATTCTTTCGCGATCGATTTTTTCAAACAGCTCATGACGGCCTGTGTCTAACAATTGCCAAGCACCCGGTGTAAAACGTTTTTCACCTTCCCCCAATAGCAGCCAAAATGGATTGTAGCCGTAGGTCTTCATTAATCCATATGCCATTTCGAACGGAATTTGTCTAATTCCCGCCAGATAATTAGCAACAGCAGTAGGTGTTACTCCACCGATCCGGGCCAATTTTGCGGGTTTTAAATTCTGTTCGGAGGCTATAATTTTTAGGCGGTCTTTCTGTGTTTCCACTTTCTCACTATTATTCATTTTTTTGTTTGACTCTTGCCTTAAAAAAGCAAGATATTACGCAATTGTGAGTTAGGTATTTTATCGGAATTATTTTGTCATAATCTAAGATTTTTACAATAAAAACGCGCTTAAAAAAGAAAATTTTGTACCGCAAAGCTGGTATACTTAGCGCACTGTTTATGGGATAGGGAATGGATGGGGAACAATGGATTTACAAAATAGAGAGGAATTAGAGATTTTACGCTTAGAAAATCGAATAGAAAAAGTTGTCGATAAATGTATCAGACATAATCCACATGACTTAATCCCAGAAATCGCTGCGGAAGTTTGGGCATGGTCGATAGAATTATTTAATCATAGTCGTTTTTAAATATATTTACTTTACTATTTTTCCAGAAAGGTCTTCAAAATTCCTTCCACTTGATCCAATTTTGACTCCGGGATTTTTTCGAGTATCGCTATAATTTTTTTCAACTTTGGTAATGGTCTCAATCGATGTAACAAACCAAATTCAGTATTCAATCGATTCGATCTATCTATGTCCTCTGCGTTGGCAAACATAGAACCTTCGCCTGTCAATAACCACAACGGATTTATATTAAACTCCGTTCGCATTGCAAGGATTGTTTTATGACTAGGTTTTTTTGACCGTCCAGTCAGCAGATCATTCAATGATCCATGAGAAATTCCCAATTTCGCCGCAAAATCTATTTGGGTTAATCCTGAATTTTCATAGATTTTTTTTATACGTGAGTTCATAAAAATATCGGTATAGCCGTAATTTTTTCTTGACAATTGTCGGCATTGCCGATATTACCGATATTACCTACCCAGGCGGGAGAGTTCCCGCCAATATTCTGCCAAAATTGACTCAATACTGAAACTCGTAACATAGAGACAGTATCGTCAATGTGAGCCGAATCGCAAACAAAAAACGGAGTTAAAGGGCGGCCTTATGATCATTACCAACGGAGACGAGTGCAAGGATTTCATTTGTATCATATTGAAAATGAAAACCCTTGCGAAGTTTGCAAGAGAAGCGGGAATCAACTACGACTATCTTTCAAAAAGCCTGAACGGACAACACTCGTATACCGAAGTCCGTGAGGCTTTCAAAAAATTCGGTGTTCCATTCCGTATAGGAAAACCTTCTCACAAAAATTCCAAGAAAGGACGGAGCGCTGCATGATTTCTTCAACTGCTCTCCACGCTCTTACAGATATCGAAGAAAATATGGTCGTTCAAATCGCGGAATATGTAAAAGAGCAATTCCCAACTTTCGATTGGAGATGGGACGACCACAGCGAGATGAGCGATAAAGAAGTTTCGGCACTCTTTCTTGTTAAAAACGACATCAAACACATCTGCAATAATCATCCGAATCAGATCCAAGAGTTTATCAGAGTTCTTGAATATATTTTGGAAGAGGAGTTTAGCGAATGATGACGGTAAGCGAACGTATCGGGTTTTTAAGAAAGGAAATACTTCTCGCAAAACTCTACGATAAAGACGGAAACCGGAGAACTAACACTCAAATCATCGGCATGCTTCTTTCTCGCTGCGCGATCCAAGACGTGTTTATCCAAGATCAAAAACTCGAAAACGAATTTTCAGCTTGGCAGAACGAACAAATCATCCAGGAGAACTTAGAACTTGAAAACTGAACAGTGCGCGAAATGCGGAAAAAGAAATAGATTCATTTATCAAGGTGATCTATGCCGAAAATGTCTGACCCCCGCGCTCCAAAGGGGAACGAAAATCATTAACGAAGTTCAACCGTTATTTTTCTTACATTCAAAAACGAAAACACCGGATGGTGCCGCATGAATACACCCAAGAAAGACAAAATTCAGAAAACTCTAAAAATAACAAAACGGGTCTTTGAAGAGTGTTGGAGAGAGATTCCCGAATACATGTCAAAAAAATTATCCGCTATCGAGTTGGCTGAATACATTCAACGTCACATTCTCCCAGTCGTTACCAGACGAATGTTATCAAACCCTTATATTCAATATAAGGCAAATAGACGTTTGATAGGGGTAGCCTAACATGAAAGGGAGCCGGGTTATATTGAACGGCCAGTTAAAACATCGCGGTCGCCTCTGGCGTAGAGGTCGGGCTATGTCCGAGAGAATTGGTTTTATCACGATTGAGAGCAGGATGACCTTGCGGGACATCGCCTTCCTTTATTCTGAAAAGTGGCCCCATATATCGGATAACAGACAAATGGGGCCATGTCATAGAGAACACCTCGCAAAGGTCATCAAAGGAACCCGGAACACCCCACGTTATGTGAAAGCGATCGAAGAATCCTGGGGCCTTCCAATTGAAGAGATTCGATCAATCTATCGCGAAGACAAGGAAATGGAAGCAAAGGGAGAAATGCCAAGCATCGAAGAAATCAAAAAATTCGTAGATTGGTATCGTAGCATCCTTAAAGGGAAGGCGGCGTCATGAACCCAGTAAAAACTAAACTGAAGAAAGAAAATATAGATCTAACAATTTTGAAGGTTTTTCTAACGCATCCGTCAATTTTCAGACATTATGAAGATGTTGCAATTCTTACTTTGAACCAAGGACGGACGCGAACCGTTCACCGTTCCCTTCAACGATTGAATCAAGCCGAACTACTGAAAAAACATCGGATCAGTTCGTATCTCAACGTAGAGCTAATCAATTGCCTCTACGGAAAAAAAACGACTCTTCGTGAGAACCTTTCAATCTCTACGGAATATTCAACCGACCGAAGCGTCGGCTTAGAACTTCAACTGATTAAACACTTCATTTCAGATACATCCGGTCTTTGGACTGTGACTGAGCTTTCTATTTTGTTCGCTCGTCCTGTCACAACAATTCAACATAACCTCAACTTGTTGGTCGATCACGGCTTAGTGATGCGTCACGCGGTTGATAATCTGAAAAACAAAACGAATCCGGTGGAGTATAAACTTGCTCCAGCGTTCGCAATGAACTTATCTTCGGAAAAACCGAGAATTTTGAAAAATATCAGGGAGACAATCAATCAACATGAGTGAATCACAAATCACAACAGAACTCGCGCTCACACCTAATGTGAGCGAGCCAACCGAAAACGCACAAAACTTTAGAGCACAGCTTTTGCACGAAAGAATCCAGACGAATTTTATCGGACTCATTTTTGATTTAAAAGAAATGCGAGACCATAGACTTTACGCGCGTCTCGGGTTTGACAATTTCAAAGATTATCTAAAATCTACTCTTCCGAAATTTGTCACTCTCAGTTTCGCAAACAGTTTAATGCTCTTGTCGGACAAGATGACCGAGGAGGATTACAAAAAAACGAATCCGAATCAAGTCCACGTACTCGCAAGAATCGCATCGAATCCGGACGTATTCGAAATTTCTCATAAAGTAAAAGGTGAAATACATCTTTCGAATGGGGAAATTATGGATCTTGAAGAATACGAGACTACTTACGCGGAAGAAATTGCACAGCAAACGGTTACCTACCGTGATGCGGTTAAGGTGGTTGAAGAGCACGCTGAACTTAAAAAAGAAAATCAAAGATTAGAACGTGATCTTGAGGTGAACGAAGGACTTATCAAAAAACAAAGCGATAAAATCGAAAGCCTCACAGAAGCGATCGACTACATTGCAAAAGAAAAAGGAACAGAATCTGATTTGATCGCGACAGTTACCACGAAGATCGCCGCATCAAAAAGGATCATGGAACTCCTTCTTACAATCGAACAAGCAGTTGTAGAAATCAACAATATCGACGAAACGTTGAAAAGCGATAACGATATCGCGGCGGGAGTTCTGCAACTCGAAACAATGCTTAAGCTCGGAAGTGCAAAAATCAACAACGTATGGAATCCGCATTTCTTCGCAATTCAAGATAACGCATAAGGATATCAAAATGAGCATTAGAAAAAACGCAAGTGCCAAAGATTTTTTTGGAAAAAATCAACTTCAGGGAATACCAAAACTTATCTCTCGCGATACAAATTCCGATTTAATTTCGAATCACGTCAATGCCCACGCTAAACGTAAAGTTGAAGCACGTATAAAACGTCTGTTCGAAACGACAAACTATAAATCCTTCCTTTCCAAACTATCTTAACGAGGTGGAAGTTTAAAAATGAGCCGACGAGAGATCGACATAACTATTTTAAACGAACGATTCACAATGTGGAAACATGCCACATCACGTTTTGAAAAGAAGAATGTCGTTCTTACGTTTGCGGAACAGTTTGGAGTGTCGAAAGAAACGATCTATGACCGATTCCGAGAGATCGAGAACGGAGTTTCGAGAACGATTGTCGCAGGATACTCAGGAGTCGCACAAGTTCGAAAAACGAGATCTCAACTCGAGGAAGAGAAAGCACACATGCTGACTATCGCTCTTATCAAACGAGGCGGAAAAGTTGGAAAACAAGGCTACGGTATCTCGACGGATCTTGCGATAACAGCGGCTGAAAACGAGGGACTTATTCCTCGCGGAAAATACACACGATCAACAGTTGATCGATTACTGAATCAACTTGGAATATCTACGAAGCTGGTTGATACTCCATCGGTAGCAACTGAATTGATCAGTCCATATCCAAATCACTGTTGGATTGTGGACGCAACCATGAAAAATCATTACTTCTTAAATATCAAAAAGAACCGTATCGACTTCCGTTCGGATATTAAATACGATTCTTCTCATGGAATGGACATCATGGAAGAACATTCCTTAAAACGGATCTGGGATTACTTCATCGTAGATAATTATTCAAAATCCTACTTGATGATGACTTTCGCACCTGATCCAAAAACGATCGGAGCTAAACACGGTGGAGAAAACACAGCCGACTGGATAACGTTTTTGACGTATGCGATGATGATTAAAGGCGATTTACGAATTCCAGTTCAGGGAATTCCAAAGCTCATTTTTTGTGATAAGGGCTCAGGATTAAATTCAGATCATATGAAAATTTTTCTCGGTCGCCTTGGCGCAGAGGTCAGGATTCACATGCCTGGGCATGCGAGCGCAAAAGGGGCGGTTGAATCGAGAGTCGGAGCGTATAAACGTTCGTTCGGTGTTACGATCAATAAAGGAAAAATCTACTCACTGGACGAATTACGAAATTATGATAATCGATACCTAATCTTTGACAATAACAAGAGCGGGGCTTTTCAAAAATGGGCAGATGGAATCAAAGACCACCCAATCACAAAAACCACTCGTAAAAATATTCAAGACGCTCTTGTTACCGAAGAAGAAAAAGTTATAACCGCATACGGCACGATCCAGATTGACAAACAACATTACTTCGTAAGTTCCGAACTCCCACGCGGAACAAAAGTTACCGTATTCACGAACAGCGAGAATTCTCGATGTGTTCAAACAGATGACGGAAGAATCTTCAATGTAAAACCTTACGGAAAAATTCAGCGTAACATAGAAACATTTGAAATTCTCAATGATCGCGGTCATGAAGTTAGACAATCTGAACTTCAACAATTAAGAAAACATATTCAAGAAACTTCCCAAAAGTTTAAAGAAACGATTAAACAAGAATCCTATCTACGTGATACGAATATTACGTATTTTCCTGCTCAAGGAGAAGACGCAGAAACACACGTCGCAATGGCTCCGGCTAAAATTCTAAAAGTTGACGAAGCTATTACGTACGTATTCAACGAAACTGGATTTACTGCGGATGAGATTGGTGAAAATGACCTCGATGCTATGCGTGAAGTTTTCGGTAAGTTTATCGATCAACTCGGTTTCGTTCCGTCCGAAACGCTTTACAAAATCGTAAACATCTATCTTGGAACTGGAACGGGTGGATAAGCAATTTTAAACTAAGGAGTTACTACAAGTGAAAGAAGAAATAACAAACGCATTGGAAGAGTGCGAAGATGTATTCGTTGAAACTAAAAATGCAAAACGAGTATTAAAATTTTGTAAGGACGTGATTAAACGAAATCAATGGGCAGTAGTTACCGGAAAAGCAGGAGTCGGAAAATCAGAAATCAGAAAGGAACTTTTGCGACAACTTAGAAAATCTAAATCTAATATTGTTCTTGAAGTTCCAGTATTTCATTCAGTACAGCCTCGTTCCTCTGCAATTATGAAGGAAATGATCCGAGCAATAAACCCGGACGTTCACGTTCCTGGTTCGATCGAATCGAAATATAGATTACTTCGAAGTGTATTAACTGATGCGCTCGATTCTGGTTACAAAATCGCGATAGTTTTCGAAGAGAGCCATAATCTTTCTATTAACATGATGCGAGAGTTAAAGCTCATTCATGAAATCGAGGCAATGGGTAAAACACATTTATTTTCTATGGTGATGTTTCTACAGGCTACACCTCAATTTGGGGAAATTTTCAGGACTCGCGAAATCGGTAAACGTGTTCTTTTGGAAGAAATGGATCTCCCATCTTCGGAAGAAGCCATTGAAATTGCAGAAAAACGATTCAATTTAAGTTTCAAAGACGATTCTGCGAAATCGGATTTTCTTGATACGACTGGCGAATACCCCGCTTCAATCAAGCATCTTGCTCAATCTTTGTGGTTGTTGCCGGATTTCAATGGAATCGTAGCAAGAACCACATTAACAACGCTTAAAGCAAAGGCTTTTAAAGAAGCTCTTTTAGAACACAAGATTTCTAATCGAATGATTCAACGCTTTATAAAAAGAGAAATTAAAGAAGATCTATCTGTTGGATTCATAAATGAATCGCTCAATCACAAACGAAACGGATCAAAGGCGGAAGCTGTTCGCGAACTTGCAAGTAAATTGTTGAGTGAAGCGAAAGAAGAAGCCAAAGCCGTCTAACGCATTTTTTTAAATTAGGAGGAAAAATGTCTAACGAAACGAACGAAGATACGAAGGGAAAGAAAAAAGGAAGCGGTGAAAAGAAGGTGGTAAAAGAAAAACCCGCTCCTTTTATCATCAACTCAGAATCCGAGAAAGAAACAGCGTTGCTTGAAATTCAAGAAATGATGGGAAAGATCAAAAACGATTCTGAATTAAAAGGATGGGAGGAGGAACTGGAACAACTCAATAAACGTGCAATCGAACTCAAAACTTTGATTAATGATCGTAAGAAATTTGTGTCTTCCGAGAAGAAGGGGATGGAAGAAAAGATCATGCTTCTTAAATCCGGAATTGCGGATTACGAAGTAGACAAAGCTCTCGGTAAAACCGCGTAAGGAGCGCAGGCATGCCAGTAAAAAAGAAGACGGCCAATAAAAAGGCCGTAAGGAAAACGGCGAAGAAAAAAACGGGAAAGGTTCCTACAGTAACGGCGGTTCCTACTTCCGCGAAAGGGTTCGCTGTAGATATGAATCCTGAAACAGATAAGGAGGTAGGAAGTGGCAAAGAAAACACCGAAAGGGAAAGTTGAACTGTCGGATAACCTTTATAAAAATCGCGCCGATCTCACTCAAGCTATCGCACAGCTTGGAGAGATCAAGCGTGATAGAGATCGCGTCAAAAGTGAGGTAGACGACCAAATCAGCCAGCTAACAACGCAACTTCAAACCGATCTTACCCCGCTGGATGTAAAAATCCAGCACATTGTTTCGGGAATAAAACTCTACGTTGATAAAAACAAGGATGAGTTATTCCCAGATCTGGAGTATAAGACTTGTAAACTGCCAACGGGAGAATTGAAACTGCGAAAAGTTCCGGCTTCGGTTAAGACTCGTGCATCCGCTAAACTCTTCGAAAAGATTCTTTCCGAGAATGGACTCTTAGAAAAGTTCAATAGTCTCGTTTCAAAATTGAGCGGAATCTATCTCCGTGTAAAATTGGAACTGAATAAAGAACAGATCTTAGCAGAACCCTTGAGGGCAACGCAAAAGATAGGAGTCGAGCTAAACGAAGAAACGGAAAGACTCTACATTACTCCAAGTGAAATCGACGCCGAAATCGAAGCCGTGGGAGACGCCGCCTAATGGTTCTACCTCCAACGTCAGAAGTTACCTACTCAAATTTGCTCTCCGTTGTGGAGAGCTTTTTGAAGTCTCGCCAAAGATCTTATTTCAGAAGTATTCAGAAAGAGACAATCGCCCTGAATCAGTTCATGAATAGCGGAATTCCAGCGTCAAAGGTTCTTGATCTTTTGGAAAAACTCATCGCTATACGAAAGCACCCAAAATTTGGAAAAGAATCATTTTGGATGTCTGCGACTGAGAACGTCTCAGGGGCTTACGCGTATATGCACAAAATCGAAACCGTTTTTGCGGCGATTTGGCCGGAAGCAGAGAAACGAAAAGAAGAAATGAACCTTAAAGATCCGAAACGAGGATGGAGAGGATTCTTAGAATTTTCTAAGCAGTTAAACCGAGATCTTATTATTGAAATCAAAGATCTTCCAATTACTGAAAATTTCGAATCAAAGACAATAAAAATTCCAAAGTGTTCCGAAAAAGCAGAGCTATTTATATTCAAATTTTTTCATGAATCAAATTCAGGTTGGAAAATCATTAAAGGAGGATCGAATGCAAGCAACGTTTAAAGCGCAGATTAAGATTCAGTTAGAAGATCTTGAATTTAACGACTTTTCGGACGCAGTTCAAGAAGAATATGGAGTTGTGAATATCAATACCATGAATCAATATACAAAGCAAAGACTTGGGGTATCTAAAGCAACGATTGAAAAACTGAAAGAGGATCGAAGAGGATGAAACGTCCTCTAACTGGAAACTTGAATTGCATGATAGAGAAACACTTTTATGGACCTCTCAGATCTGGCGAGGTGCGAGATACTATGATTCTGGGTCGATGTAAACACGCATACCATGGCGGTTATCCCGCCGGTTTTTTGGAACGCGCGCGCTTACTTCTCGTTGGTGGAAGTCAGGACGCTTCTATCTGGCACGTTCCAGGGGGAAAAGCAAAACAATATAATGGTATTCGTGGTGGTGTGTCTCTTACCGGATTCGGAAAGTATGATAAAACAATCGATCTTGATCCGATATGTAATCCTGATTTTTGTATAGATGTTCGAAAACTTAAGGATCATTTCATTTTACAAAAGGATGAAACACTGACATTCATACCTTTTCCAGATCAGGATCTATTCTATAATACCAAGAAAGAAAGTTCCTTTATTCAAAACTTGGAACGGCCCAAAGCGATAATAATTGATCGGCCTTACGACAACGAGAACGCAGATAAATACGTTCCAGGTAGAAGTTTGCTCCCAAATTTAAATCAACTTCTTATTGATTGTTTGAACCTTGTGGATAAAGGATCTCTTGTCGGTGTTCTGGATTACAAATGGCCTAATCCCTCTCCTTCCATTCAGTTTGAAGAAGTTTCAGTTTATTCTGTTTCAACTGGAAGAGGAAGCACTGCTCGTTGGTTTACGATTTGGAGAAAGAGATGAATCAGTATTTTGGGAGAGTTACCTTTCTTGATGGAGACTTGTTTGTATCCTTACCATTCGTCTTGGAAGCGCCTTCGATCTATCAAGTGTTTTCACTCATCCAAATTAAATATAAAATTGCCGAAAAGGATATATTAGATCTGGAAATTACAAATAGAAAAGCGATCAGCACACGTAAGGATAGATCGCTCATAGGATGGAAGGAGAACAACTATGAATGATGGGAAATTGCAAAGTTGATTTTATTTTATACATTTTGGACTTCGATCGTTTTTTTCTTCTTATTAGCAGTTATTGTTCGGGTGGTTGTCGATTATATAACGTTCTTTTCTTCATGGTTTAGATCTGATTCAGAACGGATATTATTACAAAAATATGTAACAGAAGCGATTTCTTATAATGGTGAATTCAAAGATAGAATAATGGCTAAAGCTTTACTTCGAATGGCACGAGAGATTGATTCATTAAAGGAATCATCCTATCATCATAAAACCGCTGGGTTGCAAAAGGAAAACATAATTTAGCAAGGTTCTTAAATGGATAAAAGAAAACAAAAACTAAAAAATCTTTTTGCTTTTAATCGAAAAGTAGGAAATTCAAAAGAAGTTCTGATAATAATTAGCTCATCCTTAGAAATGGGTAAGAACCTTCGCAAATTATCAGAAAGTCAACTGAAAAGAATTCTATTCGAACTCCGAATAGATCACGATAGCACATACAAACGCATAAATAAATTTCGGGAAAACGTGTTGAAAAAACCACCCATTAGCATATCAGAATTATCAAGTCTTGTTAGTATCAGATTGTTCGAGTGGAGTATAAAATACGCTGATGGTAAATTTGAGAATATAGGACTTCAGGCAGATATGAAATTATCAAGAGTCCGTCTTATTGTTCTACATGGTCAACCCGAGTATGACCCATTTTAAAGTTTGGAAAGATCAATATGTGCTGTCGTGACCGAATGAAAAATTGAGAGAAAAAAATGAGAGAGAAAATTTTTAAAGAAATATCTGAAGAACGTGAAAAGCAAGATTTAAAGTTCGGTCCCCAAAATCACAGACCTGCGGAATGGTGTATGATTCTTGGCGAAGAAGTTGGCGAGGTTCAAAAAGCGGCTCTTGAATCCTACTTTAGATACGAAGGAAGAAGTAACGATTATTCAGATTACAGAAAAGAGCTTATACAAGTTGCCGCTGTAGCAATCGCGATGATTGAATCATACGATAGAAATTGGAAATAAGCACGTCTATGAATAACACTGCTATTGAATGGACTGATCTGACTTGGAACCCTACGACTGGTTGCACGAAAATATCAAGTGGTTGTAAAAATTGTGCCGAATCTCTTACAAAACGTTTTGAAAAAATGTGGGGAAAGTTTTCGGAAATAAAATTGCATCCGAAACGATTGGATTTTCCACGTACGGTAAAAGGAAAACGTATATTCGTAGATTCAATGTCTGACCTTTTCCACAAAGACATTCCGTTCGAATTTTTAGATCAGGTTCATTCAGTAATGGCGGAATGTCCTGAAAATATCTTTCAGATTCTTACAAAAAGAATCGAAAGAGCAAAAGAATATTACTTTTCTAGAAAGCATTTTAATTTAGAAAATGTTTGGTTGGGGACTTCGATAGAAAGTCAAAACGTAGTTGAGGATAGAATTCGTCATCTTATACAGATTCCGACTAAAGTTCGATTCCTTTCTTGCGAACCTCTGTTAGAGGAAATCGATATTTCTGTATTCTTAAATGCTTGGGGATATATTGACTGTTTTCCTATCGATTGGGTTATCGCCGGCGGTGAAAGCGGCCCAAAAGCGCGGCCAGTTAAAGCGGAAATGATTCTATCTCTTCGTGATCAGTGCAATGATGCGAGAGTTCCATTTTTCTTTAAGCAATGGGGTGGAAGAAATAAGAAAATATCTGGAAGAGAGTTGGACGGAAAAGTATGGAATGAATTTCCGAAGGAGGTTGTTAGATGAGTAGTCTTTCCCAAATTTGGACGTTAAAATCTAAAGCCGCCATTTCAGAAGATAACTTCCGAAATCTTGTTGAATCAATTTCAGGAAAAAGATCTACGAAGAACCTTTCTAAAATTCACTTAGAAAAAATTGCGTCTGCTATTTACAAATTGCATCCTGAGTTGAAGAAGAAAAGAATCAATAAGCGCAATAAATACTCATCTATTCCAAAAAACGTATATAAAATCGAATCGATTCTAACCCCAGATCAGAATGAAATGATAAAAAATCTGGTCACTGCTTTAAATATTTCAAGTGAGTATAAAAATTTAACTGTTGATTCTCTTCCTTTAAAAATGTTCAAAAAGAAATTGAACAAAATTTCAAGACATGAGGCTCAATCTGTTATCGAGGCTCTCAAAAGAATTTTGATTCGCGCAAATCAAGAACAGTTCGATCAATATTTTAAGAATGGAATAACTCGTTCGGAAAGCGTTCTGCGGATCTTGCGTCTGATTTTAGTTCGTGGAATGGGGATTTAA